GTTTGGATGCGCTCGGCGTTGACATAGGCGCTGTCATCCGTATCCAAGTTTTCCGGATCATCGAAATCGCCGGTAACATTGCCCACTTTCTTGACCCGCACCGTGCGCAGTTGCGTGGTCGAGTCATTATAAAACCGATAGGTAAAAAGCTGACCTAGGCTGCCTGTAATATCGATCTCGAAAATGACCGGAATGTCGACGTAGTTGTCCTCGTCAAACTCATCATCACCCGACAGGATCGGGACGCGCTTGCGCTTGAGAATCCGCCTTGCCATTCATCAATTGCCCGTGCGTTTTTCCTTCATCCATTTTTTCATGTAGTAAGTCACGTCGATGGTCTCGCTGCCGTTGAGCACCTTCACCGCTGGCGATTTGCCGATGACTATCACGACTGGCTGCGCCGGAGTTGCGGCCTGCGCCGTGACCGGATTCATGACGAAACGTGGTGGCGTTGTTTCCCGCGTCTGAAACGGGCGGATGATTTTTTCCAGGCTCATATGTTCGACGGTGCCTCAAAGTCGACAGTCTTGGGCAGACGCAGCGGCGTGACACTGATCGGATAATTGCTTTCAAAGCCGGCCTCGCCGGCAATGGGAACGAGCTGGATGGTCAATTGCGTTTTGACCCCATCAATAACTTCCCTGATGGCAAGGTTGGCCTCCTGCACCGCATCGACGTGCTGGCGGGGAAATTGGCGCTGCGCAATCGGTGCAATGTAGAATCGCGCCATCGTGCTCGCCAGCAAATTGGCCTGATCTGTTGTGCTGCCGGTCACGGTGATGCCGAGCAAGACATCCTCCAGCTTCAGCGGAAATTCGCCGGTCGATGTTTCCGCCACCGGCACGCTGTAGCCGAAATCGGCGATGCTGGCATCCGAAGGCACTACATCTGATGAACTATAAAAATGCCCGCTTTCGATATAGTCCGGCTCGATGTATTCGTTGGCCGAGCCTGTAACGCCTGTCGTCGTACCGCCATGTCCCGGCGTGGCGCCGATGGTAACCGTGCCGCTGCGCTGGCCGGTCTGCACATTATGCGAGATCTGATAGGCGGTGATCTTGCCCTCGATCTGTCCGCCGGGGAAATTCTTCCAGATCATTCGCGCCGACTTGCGACAACTGAGATTGATCGCCCGCTCGAATGGAATGGTCCATGATGCCTGCGCGATCCGTGCGCCCTGCCGCAACTGCGCCCGCGCCCATAGCAGACGATTTTCCAGTGAAAGAATGCCGCGCGGAGTCGGATAATAATTCGCCAGCGTGGTGTCGCCAATCGGCGGCGCGGCTTCGGCAATGGTACCGCCCTCGCCGACAATCGGTGCGCCGACATCGGCACCGGGTGTCTCGATCGGGTTGGCTGGCGCGGTTGGCGCCGGATCAGGCAAGGTCAATATGGCCTGCAGATCGGCAGTCATTGTGAACGTCACGCTTTCCGTTCGCTTGATCACACCGGCCTCGGCGGTGATGGCCAGACGTGGAGCCACGCGCCAGAACACGATATGCATCGACGTGTTGTCGTAGTGATAGGGCACATTAATGTCGGGATCGTCGTTCTCGCCTTCGCCGTCGAATACGGTATGCCAGTTGGTGGTGATGGTGCCGTAGCCGCCGCCCGGCCAGACCAATCCGGCCTGCGAATGCTCGACGATGATCTTGCTGACTCCGATTGGTCCTATTGGATAAGTCAGGCTGTGCGATGACGACATGACATCGCCAAGGCTGTGCTGCTTTTCCTTGTTCTGGAACGTGACATTGATATTGGTCGTGTAGGCCTTGTCAGCTCCGGCAATATCGCTCGCCGAGGTATTGCCTGCCGCCGCCCAGCCACCACCGAGGCTGGCTCCCGGCTTGGGCCAATCGGAGAAGATCGATTCGTTGAAACCGTTCAACTGCGTCGGCACCGGGAGTTGCAAGGCCGGGACATTCTCCAGCCCGGTCTGCGTCCATGTCACCGGCGCCTTGACACTGATCGATGACAATGGCGCGCCGGAAATCGTCAGGCTGACAGTATCCATCGGCACTTCATCTTCGGTGAAGACCTCGACGCCATCCTCACCCTGCAGAATATCGGATATGGATACCACCAGCGGCGCACCATCCTCGCCGCGTGTGCACTGATAACGCACGCTGCGTGTCTCCGCGATTGCGTCTGGATCATCCCATAAACGACTATCGACAAAGACCGGATCGAACCACGGCAATTCCTTGAGGCTTGCGCCGACATCAAAGCGCTGCTGATCGAAGTCGAGTGGCTTTGCCAGAAACACAAGGCTGACCAGTTCACCGAATACATTTTCCGGTATGCCAACCAGTCGACCGAAGAAAACCGGGAACGTGTTGGTGCCATCTGACCACGACAACCAGATCCACAATTTGCGTCCGGCATTAAGCAGGCCGATGCGCGGATTCTTCAGCACAAGCGTCAGGATGGCGACTTCTCCCTCGCGCCCGTCGATCTGGATCGAATACACATCCTCGGCCATGACCTGATGGCTTTGGGTAAAGCTTGTCTCAGTCGGATCGACCCAGGCCAGGAACCATTGCGCAGCCATGCATCAACTCGCTATCGCCGTGATGCGGCCGGAGCCGGTAAAGCGAACCGAGATCGCGTAATTATTATAATCCTTGCTTGGTCGACGCATGAAAGGATCGCTCGGATTGGGGAATGTCGGGAAGCTCATCCGGACTGTACTGGCTGTCGACAACACCATTGCCGGCAAATCAGATCGCGGCACCAATTGTCCAGATCCGACAAAACGTGCCGATGCAGTAAGGCGCGGCGATCGCAAGACCGCGTTAAGATGTCCCGAACCGATTAGCCGTGCCGAAATTGAAAACCTCAGCCGGCTCGAGACGACGACCGCTCCCGATCCGGCAAAATTGGCATGAGCAAATTTATAAAGGAATGCTGATAATGTTGTCGTGCCGGCAAACGTGACCGCCGCAATGCGGTTTGATCGCGGCACTGCCAGCAGCGAGCCACTGCCGGATAGCGTCGCCCGCGCGGTTGCGCCAATCAGACTGGCAAAAACCGAAAGAGATCCCGAGCCGCCTAGACTCGCAAACGCGAATGAAATTGCTAACGTACCAGAGCCGCCAAACGTCGCGCGGGCGGCAATCTTGACTAGACTGGCAGTCGCTAAAAGCGATCCACTGCCGCCGAATGTTGCGCTTGCGCGTCTATAATTTGCAGTCGCGGTGAGATAGGCAAGTCCCGCAAATAATGCTTGCGCCTTTTCCCTTTGCCGGGCGGCAGCGTTGATCGATCCGGTACCGTTGAATCGTGCTGATCCAAACCATTTGGTGGTCATGCATTAAACTTCTTCCAACGAAAGCGTCCAGCTGGTTTCAGCCGCCCATTCCCTGAAGCTGATCTCATAGTCCATAATGCGAAATACGATTTGCGGCCGGTAAAACGTGAAGTCTCCCAAGACATAACTGCTTCCACTCACTACAGGGCGCGATGGCGAGCCGCCGGTCATGTAGCAAAGCTCGGTCACGCAATCGACGGTCACGATCATGCCCGGCCAGAAGCCATCGAAGGCCGGCGAATTGAAATCGGTGCAGGATATTTCCGAACTGAATTTGCGGAACGTTGCCAGGTCGCTCAGATCGGTGAGTGTGCCATTGACGGTGCGTGCGATATCCGCCGAGGCCTGAATCGGCTTCAAGGTCTGGCTGGCATCGCGCGTCGAATAAAGCGGAATGCCGTTTTCGCTGAATACCAGAAATGTCTGGTCATCTGGCGGCAAAGCCATCAGCGTCGCCCGACGAATGACTGCGCGATCCCGGTCGAAGCAATCGAACGCAGCGCCGCCTCGCGCTCAAGCGAGTCGATCACCTTGGCCGAGCCGCTGACCGGGAATGTCTGCCCGCCGAGGATCAAATTCAACGTGCGCGATCCGCCAGATGTAACCGCGCCACCTTCGGCGAAGCGGGGAAATGCCGATCCGCCGAACCTCAAGCCACGGAAGTCTCCCATCAGCGCCCGCACCGCATCGGTCGAGAGCAAACCGCGCCGGATGGCTTCCATGAAGTCCATACCGTATTGGTGCACGCGGAATGCCGGCTGCACGAATTCATCGCGCGACAGACGAGCGAGAATGCTGTCCGACGTCCACGATCCGGGACCACTCACGCGCCCGCCGCCTGCGAATCCACCAGCAAATTCACCACCGAAACCGCCGCCAGAACTGATCTGTTGCAACGCCGTCGCGGCTTGCTGCGCCGCCTGCCCGACCCGCTGCGCCATTTGTTCCGCTTCCTGCGCGATTGCATCGAACACCGCGATAATGCTTTCCTCTGCATCGAGGAATGGGCCGGTCAATTCGTCTGACAATCCTTCAAACAGACCGGAGAAATCGACAGCATCGATTGCATCGCGCAAACTGTTCCAAATCCGTATAATTTCATCCGATGCGGCTTGAAATGCTTGCACAGCAGATTGCGCTTGTGTCTGCGTCTGCTGTTGAATTTGTTCGCCACGCGTTTCAATCAATGCACCGCGCTGATCAAGCGCTACTCGCTGCTCGCCGACCTTGGGCAACAGGTCGAAGCCCGACACACCCGGAGCCGGTGCTTTGAAAAACGTGGCATCAATTCCGGTCTTGGCTTTCACGGCTTCTTGCGTCGTCTTTTGCAGCGCTTGCTGCGCGACCGCTTGACCTGCAGCGATCTCGGTCCCGGACTTCTTACCCGACTCGCCTAGTTTACGCGCCTCTTCTTCAAGCTGCGCCATACTGATTTCAGTCTTGTCGGTTCCTTCCGCCGCCGACTTGCCGAAGTTATCAAAAACCTTCTTACCCAGATCGACCAGATCCGCGCCAAGTTGTTTGACGCCCTCGAATGTAGCCTTATCAACAGCTGCCAAAATGATCAAAAATCCGGCGGCAATTGCCGCCGTCAAAGCCAGCAGAGGCGCAAGCGCAATGCCCGCTGCCGTGGCGAATACGGTAAATCCCGTCGTAATTAATTTTAGTGCTGCACCAAGTATTCTGAATCCACCGAGAATAGTGGTGAGCCATAAAATAAAAATTCCCGATGCAGCATCAAGATTGGTGCCGAAAATGCTGTTGATCTCTTTGGCCACCGCGCCGGCAATGTCGATGATACTTTTGAAAGCGGGGACTACGATATCCCTGATCGTCGTGCCGAATTTTTTAAAGCTTTCGATGATATCTAAAAGCCACTTGTCTTCAGGTTTCGTCTCGCCCGACAAAACACGAATAATACTATCAAGTGTCGGCTTAACCGTATTGATCAGTGTTTCGGCCCAACTCAGAAACAGCAATCGGTTCTGGATCAGTAAATTGCTCAGTGTCTCGAAGAACGGGCCAAACACTGGCGCGAACAAAGATCCGAGTTGGTTCTTGATCGTGGAGAAAGCATTCTGCAACGTGAATAATTGACGGCGGAATTCCTGCAGTCGTTCTATCATCGGACCGGACATCTCCAGCCCGAGTTTTTTGACTTCTTCGATATAAGCTTTTACTGCCTCGCTGCCTTTCGATAGAAACGCAACCTCTTCCGCACCCACCTGACGGCCCAGAGTCTTGGATGCCAGCGCCGATTTCTCCGTTTCGCTGGTCATGTTTTTCAGCGCGTCGGATAGTTTCAGCAACACGGCAAAAACATCTGGCGACACAACTTTGCTTATATCGATCTCGCCGATTGATTTTCCCGCCAACCCGACTGAGGCAACGATGCCCTTGAAAATATTGTCAACGGTCGCGTTGACCTGTCGTCCGGTGTTGGTCAGTCCTGCGCTAAGTTCGTTGACAAATCCAACCAGATTCTCGATGGAATTTTTCTGATCTTCCGCCGCTTGTTCTCGCGCCTTGGTTCGCGCCAATTGCGCAGACTCGGCGGCAAGCGCCGCTTCATTGGCCTTAATTTCGGCCTGTGCCGCTTCTTCCTTTTCCTTCTGCTCTTGCTGCTCCAGCGCCAGCCGCGCCTTGGCTATCTCCTGCCGTTCCCGCTCCCGCGCCCGTTCGTTTTCAAGCTCAATATCACGTTCACCACCTTCGCGAATGCGTCGCTGCTCCAGAAGATCATCAAGCCGTGTCCGTGCATCGGCAACACCCTGCGCGTTAGCTTGCCGTTGCAACGCGGCATTCTTTTCCTGATTGGCCAGCGCGATTTCGGCCTTGGCCACATTATTGATCGACTGTTGCACCGCGATGTTATTAGCAATGGTCTTGGTGCCGGCGTCGCTGATCGATTTCTGGATCGTCGCCCATTCGCTGCTGATATTGACCGCTGCCCGGCGTAATTGCTGGGCAAGACCCTGAACATCGGTGCCGGTGCGGGCAAAGGCAGACAACAGCGCTGAAGCATTCTCGACCGTGGTGCCGAGTTGTTTGCTAAGGTTCTCAAATTCCTCGCCGGCGTTCGACGCCGAGACTGTTAGCCCGACTAATCCGGCAGTAATGCCGCCAAACACCGCCAAGGCTCCAGTAAGACTGGTCATCGCCTTGCCGATGTTCAATATATTGGCAGCAAAGGTTTCTAGTCCGCCGCTGCTGCCATGCACGGCAGCGCCGATACGGGCGAAAGTCGCCGTACCGACATCGGCCAGACTCTTAAGCTCGTTTTGGACGGTCTGCAGACCTTCCAATGATATGGTTTGCTTGATTGCCATTTATTCGCCTGCGCCGCGCAGCAATTGTTCTGCGTCCATGCGTTTTAATTCCTCCTCGTAATATTTCGGCATGTTGTTAGCTTCACGCTGCAACGCTGCGGTTATGTTCCATTTCTTACTGATGTGAACGCTTCGCACCCCGACAAAAAGCGGAATCATCTCTACTTGACCACGTCCTTTCGTTCCGCGCCGTAACTGTGCCTTGGTGGCGAACCTGCCGAATGGTTGCGCCTTGACCCCACGACGAATGGCTGCCGCGAGAATCGGTGCTTTACCCGGACGGCGCAGCGTGATCAACGGACCAACTTTCCTCACATATTGTCCCGGCGTCATGTGCTCGCGCTTAACCACGCCACCGAATCTGATGCCAGAACCGGGATTCGGCGGCACGCTTGGTAACGGAAGCCAGATCAACGGATCACCTTGGATGTCGCCACCGGTCTCAAAAATATCGGCATAGTTGATTCTAGTGTGAATGTAGGCTTTTGGTTCAAGCGAATTCTTCGGCGTCATCATCTTGTAACGCAGCGAAGTCTGCCAAATCTTGGAAAAACCCGCTTGCGCAATATCGGCGCGCCCAGCACGAACGCCTGCCAGTGCCGATCGCTGCACGGCAATATTGGCGGCCTCGACGACGACATTGCTTCCGAGTAGAGCCGCCTTCTTGAATGTTTCCGTCTGCGGATTATAGCGCCAAGCAAACGCCATTTAACGTTCCTTCAATAGCGATCGCGTGGCTTCTTTGATGATTTTATCTTCCGCTCGCGCGGCCATGGCATTCAGATTCAGATCGCTCGCCTTTTCAATGCTGATGCGCCGCTCAGCCAACATCGAATAAGCGAACAACTGCCGTGGCGTCATGCGCCAGACATCGGCGGCTGCATGGCCTGCCCGTCCAATGAGGGATTCGATGATTTGGACGAGTTCTTTTTCCTGACCTCCTTTAGCTTGTCGGCCAATGTCACGGGCGGACTGAGAGTGGCCCGAATGCTCTCCAGTCGCGCGACGAAAGGGTCAAGACCTTTCGTCAATGTCTTGCGCAACACCGCATCAAGCAGATCCGCCTGTGCCTGCAGATCAAGATTCAAGGCGCGTTTGATCGCATCATCGTTGCCGGGATAGCCGCACCCGGCAGCGATAATCGCCGCGATGACCTGCGGCCCGAGACTAAACAGAACGGCAGCAAGATCCTTCTCGCCACCGCCCATGAGGTTTTGCAATTGCGCGAATTGCGGGAAACGCTGCAACAGATGTGCGATCCCTTCGACGCTGACGCCGGTCACATCAATTGCATTGCCGCCGATGTCCACGCGCTCAGGGATCGGCGCAATATCAAGCAGACCGACCATTATGCCGTGACTCCCGGGGTGATGGTGATGACGCCATAGGAACCGGCATCGAGCAGCACGTCTGCATTCAACAGGATCTCGGTCCAGTCTTCCTTGAGGAAATCGAAATCTCCGGCAGGGTTGAAGCTCACCTTGCCGGTGAAGTTAAGTTGATTGCCGACCGAGTTGGTGCCGTCCAGAACAAGAACGCCTTCCTGATTCATATCGGTCATGGCATTAATCGATGACGTGTTGGCGTCGGCCTGGAAGAATAGAGCCAAATTTTCTTCCGTCACTTCTTCCAGCGTCAATGCAATCGTTGCGCTGATCTGTCTGATGACCGTCTTGTCCTTGATGCGCACCGGAGCCATACGGGAAAAATGCTCCAGCTTGTCGACCGTTGGCGTATAGACAAAGCGCGTACAGTTGCCCATGTGAAACTGCGAGCCGCCGGTCGGCGTGAAGCGAACATTGGCCTGCGAGAGCACATAGTTGATGGTGTCGGGTGATGTCGCCATTGCTGGATCTCCTTTGGTTTATGGTGCGACGGGTAGAAGCGTGTAACGAATTCCGAAACGCATTTGCATATCGCAGTCCATTGCTAGACTGTGGTTCAGACGATAGTCGGTGGCGAGATAATAAACGCCGCACTGCGAATTGGCGACGACGATAGTTGTCAACTCCACGTCGCTCATCACGGCAGTCACGATCCGCGCCATCAATTCATTGATGTCAGTCCCGACATCTTCCGGTCTGCCGCCCATGGACACCACGATGATCGGATTCATTTGGATCACGGTATAAGCTTTGCCCTTGACCCATGGTCGCGCCAGTTCGGCAACCGCTTCTTCGTCGCCGTCAAGCAAGATCGCCATCGGGCGCACGGCTTCCGGAAACTCATCCAGATTGCGCGCCACCAGTTTCAGATCCTCCACGGTATTGAGGATCACGAACAGCCGCGCGAGGATATCTTCCCGCTTGCTCATGGTGCCTGTTCATCAGCGAGCAACAACAGAATCTCGCCAGACCCTACTGGCTGGCGCGCAAGTTGAAAGCTTTTGATGCGCCAGCGTTTGCCGTTGATGATGAATTCGCCTTTGTAAAAATATTCCTTCAGATCGGTAATGCCGAGCGATGTCACTTCACTTTCACGCACAAACGCCGACGGCCGTTGCGTCTGCATGTCGATAAAGGCGTGCGTCGGCTGGCTTGCGCCATCGGTATAATCCACCGCGCGCAGTGAATGACGTTCGCCGGTGGTGCGGATCAGCGTTGCATCGGTCGCGATCGGACTGGCATAGATCGGATCGAGCAGACTGTCCTGCCAGATGCTCATTTGCTCTTTTTTTTCTCCGCATTTTCAATAAATGCGAGATCCAGAAACGTCTTGATTGCTTCGTCCAGATCTTTTCGCAACCAAGGATACTTTTCAAACATGTACGATTTCAGATCCTCAATTGCCTGTTTCTCATCGGCGTTCGGGCGGTATATGCTCATGATGTTGTCGTGTCCGCAACGTTGGCGAGATTGCCCGCCAGTTCGAAATAACCATCCTCCGCTGAGTCCGGATTTTCCGAGCGCACCGTCCAGTAGGTCCGCGCCGGTTGCGCCTGCTGGCTGTCCCATAGGCCATACCAAGTGTCGTCGGTCTGCGGTGATAGCGTAACCACTTCGCTTTCCCGCACGTCACTCATGTTGAGAAAATTTACCGTCACCGTCGCCGACGATGGCGACAACGGCAGGCTTTCCCGGTTGAGGAATTGCACCGTGAATTCCACTTCGTTGCCGCGATCGATTGTTTCCACCAGCATCAGGCTACCCGTTTCTTCGGCCAATCAACCACAACTGATGGCCTCGCTTTCGCTGCTACACCGACCTGGTGCGCGGTTGCTTTGATTGTCACGACAGTACTTGGCGCATTGTGTGTGATACCGACGCGGACTGTCTTGATGATATTATCGGCACTGACTTGCAGATCACTCTGCGCCGAAAGCTGACCCTCTCCGGCAAATAGTGCCGTCGCCACCATGCGATGGATGGTGCTAACACTGATGCTGCCGCTGCCATTGAACGTCGCAACAATGAAAGTGCGTTTGTCGGCGGCGGCGTTGAGATTGCCGGTGCCTACTAACAGCGCTGACGCGCCATGCAGCGGCAGAGCCGATGCCGCCAGCGACCCACTCCCGGCAAAGGTGGCGGCGTTATTGATGACGCGGATCGCCGATGCGACAAAGGCACCTGTCCCGGCAAATGTTGCAGAAATCGGCTTGCGCAGACCGGCGTCGACACTGAGATTGCCGGTCCCGGCAAATGCCGCTAGCGCCACCATACGCTGCCGTGCCGACACATTGAGATCGCCGGTGCCGGATAGCGATGAAACTGCCGTCATCCGCAGCAGCCGCGCCGCAACATTCATATTGCCGCTGCCTGCCAGCAATGCAGTCCCAGACAGACCAACTTGCGGAATAGTCAGATCGCCGGCCAGTGATCCTGTGCCAGCGAACGTCGCCAGCGCGGGAAACCGCAGACCTGCCGAAGCGATAAACGCACCAGTTCCAGCAAAGGTCGCGGCTGCACTGAAAACGAGGCTTGCCGACGATGTCAGCGATCCGCTGCCGTTGAATGTCGCGGCAGCGGAAATGTACTTGATTGAATCCGCCGAGAACGCGCCGAGCCCGTTGAACGATGCACTTGCGGCCAGCCGTTGCAGCGCCGTCGCCGAAAGCGCCCCGCTTCCGGCATAGGCCGTGCTTGCCGCAAGACGTTGCAGCGCCATCGCCGAAAGATTGCCTGCGCCTGTAAACAGCGCCGATCCGGCGTAGGTCGTAGTAGCGCCGGCAATAGTGGCGAAAGCATCGAGATTACCGGTGCCAGCGAATGTCGCCGCAGCCACCATGCGCAGCCGCGCTGCGACGGATAGATCGCCTACGCCGCTGAATGTGACGTTGACGGGCGAGCGCAATTGCGCCAGTGCCGCCAGACTGCCGGTGCCTGCGAAATTTGCGCTTGCGGCCAACCGGACTTGCGCGAGTGCTGCCAGATTGCCGGCACCGTTGAATGCCGCGCTGGCCGGAGTAACCCGGATGGCATCGCTATTGAGATTGCCGGTCCCGGCAAAACTTGCCGCCACCGTCAGCCGCAATAATGCGAGAGTAGATAGATCACCAGTCCCGGCAAAGCTCGCGCTGCTGATCAGTCGCAGTTGCGCAGTGGCGGATAGATTTCCCGTCCCGGCGAAACTCGCCAGCGCCGGAGTGATCCGCATGCCATCGGCTGAGAAATTGCCACTGCCAACGAATGCGGCCGATGCAACCAACCGCAACGAAGCAGTTGCCGATAGATCGCCAGCTCCATTGAACGTTGCCGATCCGCTGAGAACGCCGCCGCCGACAACAACAGTTGCCGCAGCCGTCAGAGAACCGGAGCCACCAAACGTGGCTGCAGCATTCAATAATAATTGCGCTAATGCAGATTGATTGCCGGTCCCGCCAAACGTCGCCAACCCAGGTATAACGCGAATGGCATCGACCGAGAAATTTCCTGCACCGGCAAAGATAATCGAGGCACGCAATCGCAACGATGCTAAGGCAGAAAGATCGCCCGCGCCGACGAATACAACTGATGCTAATAGCCGTTGCGTCGCTAATGCGGAAAGATTTTCAGTGCCGGCGAAGGTCGCAAGAGCAGGCAGCAGCAACCTTGCCGACGCCGCCACATTGCCGGCGCCATTGAATACGGCGTCGGCCGAAGCCGCGCTTTTCAATGCATTGACGGATAGATTGCCAGTACCGGCGAAAAGCGCTGATGCGGAATATGCATGCGCCGGAATTGTGATAGTCGGCGTGATCGAGTAGACGTCGAGCGCAACGCCATTGACATAAACGCGGAATCTTAAAACATCGCCTTGCGCTAATGTGTCGAGATCAAGATCGAGCCCGTATTCCAGTTCCGTTAATGTATCAGCCGGAAAGGCAAGGCTGGCGACTTCACCCGTCTCGTCGTATTTGCCCGGTCGGAATCGATCATTAGCAAATAGTCCACCAGCACCGGCAAAGGTCACGACGCCTTGATATGTCGTCGGAGGAAAAGCCGCATTTCCGCTTAAAGTGCTGGAAAGGGCAGTGCCGCCGTCGCCGGGCCGGAGTGTCATGTCAGCTGATCGTTATTTTTAATGCTCCGGCGGAGAACACAGGAGCATCGCCTGATTTGCAGCCCACCGCCGCCGCGACCGTGCCGTATGCAATTCTGTTCCCGCTCACCGAACTATCGTAAAGATTCCATCCAACCGCCGTCGCAGCCACCGATACGGTTGCTCCGGTCACTGCAGCAAGAAGTGTCGCCGATCCCTGCGGGGAATTGGCGGCGGCAAAAGTCACCGTCCGTCGGCTGGAAAACGGACCATCAAATGCCGACTGCGATGTCGGGCTTGCCGTTGCCCATTGCAGCCAGCGACCAACCGGCCGTGTCCCCGTCGCCGCGCCCGTCATCCAATCCAGCGTTTGTTTGGACAGATACGGCGTGATCGGCATTCACAACGTCCAATCGAGCAGCAGCTTTTCCGGCATTGGCATATCCTGTCCGCAAACGAAATTGATCTTGCGCCGCCGATGCACGATGACGTGTCCTTTCATGCTGCCATGATGAATAACGGCGGCGGTAGGTCCCTCGGTCCAGTCCACACCGTCATCGATACAAGCTTTGAAACAGTCCCCTGTCCGCGCCAGATAAATACCGACGCGATCCGGTCGCATGGCATCGGACATGGTCATGTCATCGAGCCACAGACAACGGAAGTCACGGCAGACGGACGGTCGATCTGAATAGATCTTGCATCCCTTGCCGATATTGCAATGCGCGCACCAGTCACCGGGCCGCTTGTCTAATTGCGGGATGCGTTCCAGCTTGCAGCAGAGCGTGCAGCCGCCGCAGGTTCTCAATTGATGCCGCCCAGCGGATAGTGCGAACCGGCAAAGATCGGCGATACCGCGAGATCCTGCAGCACTGCACCGATGTTGTTCTTAATCACGTAGGGTGGGCCATCGCGGTCAAGCGCGAAGCGCAGATTACCGTCATTGAGGATGACTTGCAGCACCTCATCCATGGCGAGAATGCACATCCAGCCCGGTATATACGTATGCGTCACGCTGCCATCAGGATTGGTCACATCCTGCGACGGCCGCCAGGCTTGCACATTGGGCAGCACACGAAACGTTGCCCAGGTAAATTCATTGGCGCCCACCGGAGTGCCGAGATAAGCGGCCAGCCGGCGCGCATCCAGTTTTGCCTCAGCCTCGGTATTCCAGCGCAGGAAATAATCAATCATGCCGTCAATGCCTTCAATGTGGCATCGGCGAGTTTGCTATTCCAGACGGTTAGGCGTTCAAAATAATTATATGGATATTGTGTGGTACCCCAACTCCCCAAAGAAACTGAGCCTGTTTGCGCTAACGTAAAAGCGTCGCTGACCACGGTGCCATTATTAGCAACGATTGCTTTACTTGGAGTAGAATCTTTTACGGCTATGCCAACTTTAGCTTCGGCAGTGGCCCAGGTCCCGCCTCCGCCCATAGCTGCCGTAATGGGATGACTGCTATCGGAATTATTCAAATCAAAATCATTCAAGGCGGATCCATATCTCAAGCGGGCGCTGTTTCCCTCCCATCCGATTAAAACCGGATTACCGGGACGAGTCCCTATTATTGGTGCGTTGACAATAGCGCTGAACTCTGTAGCCGCCAACAATGTATTGAGATTGCCAACACAGGTCACCGCATCCGCCGCGCGCGTCACCGCGACGGTCGTGGTGGGGATGTAGGAAGAGAGAAACGAGCCTACCTCAAGCTGGGCGCCCCAAACATAGATTTGCTTGCTGGTTCCGGTATAGACCCATCCTCCTGTGTCTATTGCGTTGCCGGGTGTCCCGCTTGCCAAAGTGCTTATATTTATCAACGGATCAGTTTCAGCCGCATCGCCAGCCGCCGTAACCGAGATGCGATAGATGCCATTTGCAAATGTTTCTATTGAGGCACTTACAAAGGTTCCGCCAGTCGACAGTGCTCCGCTTGCAGTTATCGTACCGGTCTGCAAATCAGCGACACAATATCCGCCCTTACGGGTGGAAAATGATTGATAATAAATACCAACAAAACGACGATCTATATCCTTCACAAAAACAGAAAAAGTAACTGTTGCCCCCGCAGTTATAGCGCTCAGATATCCCGCAAATGTTCTTAGCAAATGTTGATCATTAAGTGTGTTTTCTTGCATCAGACACATTGTTGTCGTTCCGTCTGGAGCCACGGCTTGATTATTGGTAGCCGTACATTGAATGGTGCTCCAGTTGCCAGCCATATCTTGACTATGAATGGCGACATTGGTCCTCGCATCCTCGATCAGCAGTCCCGCCCCATTGCCTATTCGTAGAGTATTGGTGCCAAACGAGGTTAACGTGCCGTCGGCATTGGTGACATAACCTGTACTGGCGCGCGAGATGCTGAGAACATCCGTAAACGCTGTCGCGCCATAAATTCTGCTCCCGGCAAAATCCAGATCAATTGCAGCATCCGACAATTCCCAGTCCGGCGAAAACGGGTATAGCCGTGGAATAAGCACCGCCGTATCGTCAGCGCTCGATCCGGCATCGACGGATTGCACTCCCTTGGCAATCGTCGTCGTGACCGGGGTATAGGCGTCACCGTTCCTCGACACATACAGTTCCCAAGGTGTCGCCGCGACAACCGTCGAGGCATTGCGCAATCCGATCCGCAAACGGAAATTTGCCGTGCCGGGATAATAGTTGACGTCCTCGTCGGCTCCCCAGGTCGGGGAGGCATCGGCGGTCCCGGCATCCGTGCGGAAACGGAAATGCAGTTGGCGGAGATCAGTCATTTACGACAACGTGATCGTGAGCGCCCCCGCTGCGATCTGCAAACTGTCACCAGCGAGAAATGATCTCGCGGTCTGAAGCGTTCCATACCACAACATATTTGACGAATTGATGGGCGAGCCATCAAACAACACAATGCCCGATGCCGCGCCCGGTGACGAGAACGGTCCGAACAACAGCGATGCCGTGTTCGATGCCGATTGCGTCGGTGACGCCGCCGCACCGAACAATGCCGTCACGCGGCTGAAGTTGGTCTGGCTTCCCATTTCAGATGCGGACACCGAAGTTGGCGCACCGATGGAAAGACCAACCCAACGGTTTGCAGGCTGGGTGGCTGCCGCTCCTCCTAAATGCCAATCGAGCGTTTGCTTACTGAGATATGCCGAAATATTCGCCATTTTAGTCTCCTCGTTGGTGTGAGAATTTCACTCAGCCGCTTGCAGTTTATTCCGGTCGACAAAATCTCGAATGATGTCCGGACGTTTATCGCAAAATGTTTTCATCATATAGCTGTCACGGATGTACGGCGACGCCATCATAAATTCTAATCGCTCATCAAGCTGATCCCGATCAAACACAAGCGGGAAGTTCATGCAGGCATGAAAGCCGAAATGTTTCTTTGGTGGTTTGCCGTCGCAGCCTTCATAGGCGAAATCATACGCGACGTTTTCCGACGCCCAGATAAAGCCTCTTTCCTCGAGCCGTGGACGGTAGGTACGGCAGAGCAAATCATCTTCCGTTTGCGACACGCAGGGAAAGTCGGCGCGGTGATCATAGACGTATCGCGCCAGCCGCGTTGACTTGAGCGAGAACCCGCTGTTGCCGACGTTCTTAGTTGGATGCCACCACGGAGCGCCGATGTAATCGTAGCGTAGAAACTCGTCGCGCCACATACCGACATCCCAGACCCCGGCATCCCACTGGCAGAACAGAATATGCGATGTGTGCACATGCTTCGGCACGATGAACCAATTGGCCTTGCACCAGTCCAGCTTGCTCGGCCAATTCGGCACCGCGATGACGCGATGTTTGCACAGATGCGTCAGCGGCGAGAATTCCAGCGGACGATCAGTAAATACCAGGACATCAGCAAAATCGCACTTCTCAACACAGCTCTCGACCGCCATCCACCCAAGATCATGATCGAGCGTTTCGACCATGACCAGTGTCACATCGGGAAGGCTCAGTTTCATTTGTAGTGACTGCGTTGTGCGATCCATTGATCATAATCACGTTGGCGCCGGTCGCGTCGCTCGCCGAACAGCGTCAGCAGCCAACCGTTTTCTCGCCGGACAATGCGCTGCGCGAAAGCTATATCATCAAAGTCCATGGCGCAGATCACGCGCCCCCTGGCATCTACAATCTTGATCTGCGTTAGATTGTTGGCAGGCACAAGCCGTAGCGGAAGATTCATCGCTGTTTCGCTTTCATCACCAACCAATCCATCATGCAGGGTCGCCCTTCGCAAACCGCCATCCAGCGATGCAATGATTCACGTCCACGCAGGATCGCATATTTATTCGGATTGCGGGCACCTTCGAAAATGTGCTCGATCTCATGCGTAGCTGCAAATCTCTGCAGCAGAATATCTGCGATCGGATATTCTTCGGTGTTGTGACATTCAACGATGATGTCAGATCGCATCAAATCAGGAAAAAAGTCGAGCTTGAGATAGTTGATCTCGTCGCCTTCCACATCGCAAATAACCAGATCCGGTCGCTTCATTACTTCGGCAATATCGCAGTCAATCCTGATTTCAACGCCGTTGATCTCTGCCGCCCTTTGCAAGATGGCCAGCGATCCCTTCGAAATGTCGACGCCGTAGATAATGGCTGCTGGCAACCGTCGCGCCAGACCGATGGCATAATACCCTTCGGCGCAACCAAGATCGACGATCTTGGCTTCATCATATTTTGCCAACCGTTCGATCTGGTATTCGATGGCCGGATGCAGTTCTTCCTCGTAACAGCCGAGGCACTTGGTACTCAGATTGCCGTCGTTCCATTCCTGTCTGTCGAGCAACAGCATTCCGGCGAATGGTCCGCTTTGCACGACGCCGTGCGTCTCGGAATAGATCCAGTGATCGACGGAGTCGTAAAGCTTCAGCTCCTTCATGGCTTCCATAACCGCTGAATATTGTCCATCAGCGTCTCGACCGAAATATCCGCCATGCAGGCCGCCACTTCGGTGCCCGGCTTGAATGGCACGCAAGTATCAATTGAATTATGTAAACGGTGACACGGCCAACACGGCACGTTGTCGGGATCGGCATGCAGCGTCGTGGTGTTGATCCAGTGCCGCGTGATATTCTCCGCACTGGCATGCGACACCATGATGATCTTCGGCATCGGCTCCATCGCTGCTGCCCATGCCAGCCCGGTATCAGGACTGATCACCATGCTGGCCGTGAGCACTTGCGTTAAGCTGCGGCGCGTTGACCAGTGCTGATGCCCGCCGGGATCGGAGTTTTCCGGTGACAGCGCCAGATGCAACCCCTTGGCGGTGCTGTTGGTGCGCGTGACATCTTCCAACACCACTTGCGCCATCTCGAATTGCTTACCGCCAACGCCGAGCAGCACGACCGGAATATCCAATTCCTTTATGATCCGGCAGATCGCCTGCGTTGAATAAGGATAAACCTTGTCGACGCGCGAACCACCAAGAATCCAAGCCAGATATTTTCCACCAATAGACTCGTCGCGCGTCTTGATGGCTCGCGCCCGTTCCTCGTCGGTTGGATAAAACAATGGACAGCCAAATTCATAAGGCTGCGGCAGACCGACAATGTCCCATGCGGTTTCAAGATATGACCCACCACAGAGTTTTCGTCTGTAGTCTGATGGCCACCAGAAGTCGGTATCAGTCTCGAACAGCGCATGCCGTTTCTCGACCGAGTGGCTCAAATTCCACAAGCCGCCCATATATTCATGGGATCGCGCGACAAACCATTTGGTCCATTCGCCGGGACCGTGCGGAATATCCTTTTCGCCTTTGACCGAAAGCTTGTCGACATGCGGATTATTCAGATAGACGCAGGCGAAGGATTCAGATGTAATGACTTCAACCAGATAGCCCAAGCGCTTGAGCGGCGCGAGAACGGAGGCCGCAATTAAATTATCTCCGAGTCCGCCAAGCCGGCAGACCGCTGCCCAGCCTTGCACTAGCCGACCACCTTGCCGCCACGAATGACGCTGATCTTGCTCTCGTCGATCTGCAATGTGCCGAAGCCGCCGACTGCCGCCGCCTGCGCGACCTTGATCCGCGCCAGATGATAGATCGCCACCGGCTTCGTTCCTGGGACAATTTCCCAGCGGTCGGCAACCAGCTTGTTCACTTCAGCCTGGAAATGCTCATCAATCGGGATCGTCTTGGTTTCGTATTCGAGATCCATCATGTCGACTCCCTTAAAAAGGCAAAGCTGCCGATATCTTCGCGGCCCAATTTTGTTTCGCTGTCGTTTTCCTCGACCAGATGAAAGCCAAGACAACGCATCATCTGCACAAGGCCATCACGAGTAAAGTACCAGCAATGTTCGTCTGGCCGGAAATGCTTCGACCGCAGCACATGCTTGGCATCGGCAAAGATAGGCAATGATACGAACATCCATTGCTCGACGTTGCGCAGCAAGCGCCAGAACTCCGGGATATGCTCCAGTACATCCCACAATGACATCGCAGTGAATGATACACGGTAAGGATCGGCCCACAGCTGCCGTGCCTTGAGCCAGTCGATGGCCGCCGGGCAAACATCATAGCCACAGGCGTTCCCGCGCAATTCGATGAAGGCTCCGCTGCCAATTCCGACATCACATAGAAACCCATCATAGTGCCGCACCACGAAGTCGACGCGTGCTTGCATCAAGGCGCGGCCGATATCGCTGTCGGCCTGACGCTGGTAACGCTCAAAGTAGGCGCGGTCGTAGGGCTTAATCCCAGCACTGACAGGAAGCCAGCCAACTCCGAACTCATACCAGACCAAGGAGCCGTAGCGTTCATAATTTGTTGTTGACAATAGCTGCGCCACTGATCCTGCAGATTGCTGATGGTCTTGTTGCAGTTGTGGCGCATACTGGTGCATCGGCAGAAATTCTCCGGCGTGGCAAATCCGATTCGCGAACAATCCAAGCGGCGATCAAGAATCTTGTCCGGCGCATTGTGGCCACCTTGACCACCGAGCACGACAAAGCAATGCCGCTTGAGCGCGATCGAAGCTGGCACAATCCAGCCGACACCGCCGATCACGATATCTGATGCGCCGAGCAGCGCCAGCATGTCCATGACTGGTAGCTGACCAGATGTGAAATCATGATTGGCGCGAAGCGGCGGGCCGACCAACCATTCCGCGCCCAGCTCGATATCGGCTACCGCGACGATGTAATGCGTCGACCGTAATGTCTCGACGATATTGGCGATATATTGCGGCTCCGGATTGCGCGCCGCGTTGTACCATTCGCGCCGCAGCGTGACCGGGCGCACAAATGCCAACGGCTTGTCATTTTGAGCGACCAACGGTAACGGCGGCAAGTCAAAATCGGCGGCATTGAGTTTGATGCCGAATGATTCCTCCATGCCAGCAATGATCGAGCGCCCGCCACGAAATGCGTTGACATAGCTATTGCGCTTGACCTGCTTGCAACCAACCGGCCTTGACGCCCATTGGACTTTGCTGCGGACCGCGTTCTTGGCTTGCGTGCGCAGCCGGGTTTGTGGATTGACGAATTTCACCGGCAGATCGGCATACAGTTCGGGCCACGCCGTCTCTAAGTAAACATCCCACTCACGCGCCAGCGCTTTGATGAATGGGCGCTGGAAAATATTGTCCCCGAGACCCTGCATCCCGATCACATGAAGTTGCTGCGACATGATCCTCCAGATTGACGATAGGCCACAAGGTTAAAGCACTGCCGGGCGAAGCATTGACGCATTCAATGTTGCGCGCCTTCAGTGCTTCGGCAATGGGTGGCAAGTCGCGCTGATGGCGCAGATAGCAATTAGCCTGTTGCTTCCAGCGGTGCGGTGCATGATGATGCGTGCGCCCGTCGGCGGCCACTTTCTGATCAATGCCAAGCAGCACGATCTTGCCTGCCGCGTGATGGACGGCGAGATTGATGGCTCCGGTCAGGGTGGTGTTCTTCACCATCAATTGGCCCGGATCCTCGGCCAGTCCCGGCGTCGCCTTGCGTTGCATGTGATACAGATTGGCCAAACCGCTGGCCGCGCTATGCGTGCTGATGATCTTGCCCTTGAAGCTTTTCAATGCCTTCAGATGATCAATCCACCAACGCATATCAGCAAACAGTAGAAACTGCGCTGCCGGGAAAATCTGATAGGAACTATTGATCACAATGACATTCTTGCCGTCGAGCAATGTCAGATCCTGCGTCAGCAACGATGGCCCGCCGCCGATGATGTAGGCGGTCTGATCTTTCCAGATCGGCAGCGCGCGATAGGGATTCACCCGCCAAGCACTTTGCGCCGATAGGGATCGATCAGCGAGATCACTGCCGGTGATACGATGCCGCCGCTGCCGCTTGAACCATTGACCGCATAAGTAACGTTGCGGTCGCCATGCGAGATCGAGCGAATGACACCGACTTGTCCGCTCGCCATCAAGCTTGCACCGCGAATCAATTCGGTAACCGCCAACGCCAGCGACGGCGGCGCCTCGTCAGGCAAATCATAACCGCTGATATATTCGATCACGGTCAAACCGCTACAGAAACCCCACCAGCCGAGACTCACTTTCCACAGCAGGCCATTTTCCTTGTTGAATTCGTATTCAGCCGGATCGGTCACGCTGTCGTTCTCGGTGATGCTGATAATCTCCTGCACCGGCCAGCGATCAAGTTTCAATTCGCTGCGTGGATTTTCGACCATGGAGATGCGGAAACTTTCGGTAACGTTCTGCCGCACGAATGGACGATCACACAAATCAGCGATCATTTTGGAATAGGCGGTCACCCGTGCTTGCAATTCGGCATCGTTGTTGATGCCGAGTGCCGCCGACACGATCGCCGCTGTCGTCAAATCATAGCTGCTGCCGGTATCGACGGTGAAATCAATATACCGCTGCATTCTGTCCTGCCGGGCCGCGCTCGCCGCGTGCGCCGTCCATGCCGTCCTTACCATCCTTGCCGCGTTTCACCGCCAGCCGCCACGCTTTACTGATTCCCGGTCGCTGCTTGGTTTCTTCCTTGCAGATGAACAGCGAACCGTCTGACGACACTACGGCACCGCGCGGGTAGACATTGCCCTCGCGAAAGATCTCATGATCGAAGTCAGCCAGCGTCGCTTTATTGAACCAGAATTCCTTGACCTGATCGCCGCGCCGGAAACGATGACCGAATTTCAGCCCGTCCTCGATCGCTTCCATGTCATCGAAGCCGAAGCCGTCACGACCGGGCGCGCCATCTTTACCGGCAATGCCTTGTGCCCCATCACGCCCGACAACGATGCCAAGATTATGCGTGCCGCCATCAGTCTTGGTGATAATCAGATGGCCATCACGATTAATGACGGCGCCGGCAAGGCCTATTCCATCCTTACCGTCTTTCGGCCACGGCAATTGATTGATCGATTTGATAACCTGTGCCGCAACCTGATTGGGATCGGCATCCTTGCCGTCTTTGCCATCAGCCGGCTTGGGATAGGTGGCAAAAATATTTTCAATTTTCCGCTGAAGCAGCGGCACGAGCGTCGCCACCATCACATCAGCATCAACGCTTGTGCCGTCGATGCCGTCGCGACCCGGTTCGCCTGGTTCGCCTTTTTCCGGTTTGCGCGCTTCGAGTTCAATGATGCGCTTTTCCAGTTGGCCGATGCGTTCCGCTACATGACCTTTAATAATGTCGGCGATCTCGCGGCCCAGCGTTTCCTCAAGCTGCTGCATGATCCATGTTCCTGCGGATGGCGGCTGCCAGCGCGCGCTGGTCGATCTGCGCCGGTGCCGAAGGCGTTGCTGCCGGGGCCGGTGCGGCTGGCAATGCGGGCGCGTTGGCGCGATTGACCAACGATTCCAGCGTGAACATTTGCTGTTGCGCCATCAGTTTATCGCCGCCCGCTTCGGGCGGCAGATTGAGAAACCGCCGCGCCTCGTTGTGCGTCATGATGCCTTTGTCGACCGCCAGCGCCAGCACGGTGATCTGCGTCTGACTGTCCATGCGAAACAGTCCGGTCAGATCGAACTCGGCGCGATAACCGGCGTCGATCAAACCGAGGCCTTCCGACAGTAGCAATTCAAGATTCTCAATATGGCTTTGCAGACAAAGTTTGTAATACTGCAAATCAAGAAGTTCGGCGTTGTTCAGCGTTGGCGGATCCTTTGCGCCAACCATGAAGGCAGGAATACCGAACGCGGTCGCGATGGTTTCCTCGTTGTGCTTGAGTTGCTCGATCAATTGACTATCGACCGCGTTTTGCTGCATAGCGTCGAACTTCAGTCCGGAACCGAGTACGGCAATGCGGCCCTGATTCGATTTGGCGAATTCTTCCTGCCAGTAGCTTTTCAATCGCTCGGCTGTGGCTTGCGGGATCTCGCCTGGGGCCGACAGCACGCCTGATGGTCGTGCCGCATTGGAAAAGAATTGCGCCGAGAATTGTTCGATCGACAACCCGCGCGCTGCCGGTGCCGCCGTGCAATATAACGGTGACACGCCGATCAAATCTTCGTCGAAAAGGCAATTCATCCGATCATGAATAATTTCATCGCTTGGCACGACGATTCGCTGGTCGGGAATGCCAGCCAGTTCATTGGTATCAAGTTCATAAAAAACCGAGCCGTCGGAAACTTTAAGCGGCTTGACCCGATGCGGCGACAACACATACATCGCAACCACGACGTTGCGGTTGTCGCGCTCTTTCAGGACATAAGTATTGCCAGTACGCAGTTTGGAAATGAGCCACTTTTCATAAAACTGAATCCGCGTCTGATAGCGATTGGGCTTGTTCATCACCGGAGAAAACGCCGCGATCGTTGTTTCCTGCCAAGTGGTATCGACTTGCTCCAGCAATTTCAGCCGCATCTTGGCGATATCGTTGGCGATCATGGTCACGCAACGATAGAGCGTCGCGTGCTGCAACGGATTCTCCATGATCAACGGCGTGTTTTTTTGCCATGCGCCGGCAAACGGTTCACGCACGACCGGCCACCAGCCACGGTCATAGAACGCGGCTGATGGCGCGATCGCGTTGGTTGCCTTGCGTACGGAAACCTCGAGGCCGAGGATCTTCATTCGTCGTCCTCGGCCTGCAGTCTTGTCGTTTGGTAACGCTTTTTGCTTTTTCTTGGCTCGTCTTCGATATCCTCGGCCATTTGCGCAATCAGGAACACCCTGCGATGCGCCTCAATGGTTTCCAGCGCGCCCGCCTGCAGCTCGAACACATCGCCCGGCCGCAGGCGGCGGCGGTTATAGTCGAAAACCTTGATCGCCCGCATCATCATGTGGTGATCGATCCGCCATAGGCTGCCGAAGTCAGATAGAACACGCCTTTTGACCGCAGCCGCGCCCAGGTGATGTAGCGTTCGGCGCGCACGAACACCAAGTTCGATTGAAACGCCGAAATCAGGTGGTAGTTGCCCGAAGTCGGATCGCTTTCCATTTCGACCGAGGCTTCGCGCGAAGCATCGATCTGCAACCCACCTTCATCGGCGATCGCCACCGATGGCGGATGCATCGAGATGACATATCCGGAGGGCACATTGTTCGACGTGATGATTTGCAATCCCAACACGTTGCCGCCAGTCCCCGACACGTTGGGGAATTGCGGCACTCCGAGCGTGGTGTAGAGCGAAGCGATGGACGAGGCCAACACCGGCTGCATGATGATCGCCAGCCCATCGGTCGGGATATCGTTGACCTGATAATGCGCCAGAATCTGCCGGATGTCGTGGATCACCGCAGTGGAATCCGTTCCCGATGCGACGTCGGTATCGGCGCCGTTGAGAATGCCGGCCGGGCTAACGTTGGTCACCGCCGCATTGGCCGAGAGGAATTGCGTGTCGATGAACTTGGTAATGCCTTCCGCCAGCGTATCGCGCGCCGCAGTTTCCGCCGAAGGCGACGAGAAGCGAGTCAACTCATCGGTCAAGCCGATGATCAACGCGCATTTGGCAAAGGTCAGGCTGACCGTGTCGAACGCAAGTTGCCCAACCGGCTTCGCGCGTCCTTCGCCGACCCACTCCGCCGTGATAACCGAAGTCTCGCGCGGGATGCGCGAGTTGAACGGCACCCGACGCATACCCTGGATCCGGCCCATCACGCTCATCGGCCACAGCAGATTGACGAATTCGCTGACCAGATTCTGCGCATAGACCAGCGGTGAGGCATAGGTCGCATGTGTGGTGGTGCCGACCAATTGCGCTGTTTTCTGCCGCAGTGACTGCTCGACTTGCGGCCACTGACTGCAATGCTCGCGTGCCACCTGAAACACGTCGCGATTGTATTTCTGCGCATGCAGCACACAAGACAGTTGTTTGACTAGCGCAATTCCAGGCTCCAACTTGGGTGCCGCGACCTGAAACACGTGCGCCGGCGTATGGATTTCGACCGCCTGACCACCGTCAGTCGACGTGATCACCGGCTTGGCCTTGATGATCAGTTCCTTTTCGATCATCCTGCAATCACTCAATTCGCGATCGATCGATTTAATCGTCGCGGCATGCTCGTCGAATGCCGTTTGTTCCGCATCATCCTTGCTGCGGTTTTCTTCGGTGACTTTGTTCTGGATGGTTTCAATTGCCGCCATCTCGGCGGCGCGTTTTTCTTCGAGCCCTTTCATGCGCTCGGCGTTGGTCATACTAGGCATGGATCGCTCCAATTTGAGAGAACGGGATGCCAGACGCGGCAGGGGTTTTTCGATATGACCAGACGCGGTCGGTGGTGTCGGCGCTGCCTCATGGCCTGACGCGGCCAGCAACTGCTGATCGAGAGATCGAATAGTGTGGATGGAGGCTTCTTGATTTGCTGCCACGGTGACGCAGCTTAGTTCGAGCCAAAGCCATTCATCGTATTGAAAGCCGCCTTTGATGGCTTTGATCTTGTCGGCGACAGGCTGGAAGCCGATCGAGATGCCGCGCACCAGACCATGCTTGACGCTCTGCCAAGCCTCATCAAGTCTATCTTTAAGTTTGCCCGGCTCGGTCACCTTGGGAATGATGGCGCGGAACGGAATTCCATCCTCGCGCGGCTCGGCCCAGATCACGCGACCGATCGGTGATTTGCTGTCATGCTGCCATAGCAGTGGCATCGGCAGCGAGAATTTCGCTCCCATTGAGACCACCACATCGCCAACGCGATCTGCCGTTGGAGTCGAGGCAATGCCCTCGATGATGCGCTGATCGTTATCGATGCTCTTGATGTCGAGGGTCGAATAGGCGCGGTTCATGTCAGTCATGGAAAAATTTCCTTATGCGACCATGAACATCTGGTAGCTCGGCGGTTTTTCCTGCTCGACGCCTTCTGCCATCGCAGTCGCCATCGCCAGCGCCACCATGCCGTCGATACGGCCATGCGAACGCAGTTTGTCGAGTTTACGAATCTCCGCCGTGGGACCCTGATGCACCACTGCGTTGCCGGCGCACATTTTCAACACCGGATGATTGCCGTGGACGATTTTCTTTTCCAGAATGAACCGCTCCAAAGCGTGTAAGGCTGGCGTCATGCTTTGATAGCCCTGTCCGAACTCGAAAAAGATCCTAGTGACAGCGTCTTCATGCAAACCCGCATCGA